GCGCCGTTGGCGAGGGTCGTGCTGGTGGCGCTGCTGCCGTCGCCGAGGTGGATCGACTGCGAGCTGGTCGTGTCCACGGTCAGCGTGTTCACGCCGACGTTCTTGAACGTGTACTCGACTGGGTTGTAGTCGGCGGCCGGCAGGGTGCCGGTGAACCCGGCCGATGTGGTGTCGCAGATCAGGACGCGGTCGATCGGCGAGCAGGTGAAGGTGCCGGTCTTCCGCTTGATCGCGCGCGGCACCTGCCCGTTGACCAGTTCGATGCCGGTCGGGTTACTGATGCTCACACCCGACTCGGTGAACAGGCCGGTGAGCCGGACCCGGCCGAGCGCTGCGTTCATCGCGCCCGCGCTGCTGCCCGCGATGTTCGGCGTGGATGACTCGGTGCTGAGCTGGTCGACGTCGATGATCGGGCCGACACCGGAGGAGCCGGCGCCGTAGATGTACAGCTCGTGCGTGCACGCCTCGATGGACGCGGAGAGGACCTTCATCGCGTGGACGGAGCCGACCGACCCGGCGTAGGTGCCGACGGCGACCAGCCCGGCCCAGCAGTACAGGGCCATGTACCGGTCCATCACGGTGTGTTCGGTGATGAACAGGGCGTAGGTGTAGCCGCCCCCACAGGACAGGTTGCGGGCGATGACGTGATCGTTGTTGCCGGGCGCCGGCAGGAGGAACCCCACACTCAGACCGGTGCCGAACGTTCCCGGACTGCTGTAGTCCGTGGACGGTGAGGCGACCGTGCCGAGGGTGCCGTAGCCGACGTTCTCCACGTGGGCGTTGGCGACCCCGTACAGGTTCACGGCGCCGTAGGTGAGGCCGTAGGCGGAGTGCGTGGTGAGGATCGCGAGATCCTTTATCACGGCCATCATGTTCGAGAACACCGCGCCACCCGAGTTCACGCCGTAACCGGAACCCTCGTTCGGACCGCTGATGACGCCCGGGTTGCCGTCGGCGTTGATGCTGTTGGTCTGTGCAGTCGTCGACGCGTACACGCCCAGCGAGATCAGGCACGAGCCCGCGAGCTGCGGGACGGTCTGCTGCCAGTGCCGGACCGCCGCAGCCCCGTCCGAGGCGCCGCGGAACTCCAGGATCGGCTTCACGCCCGTCGTGGCGACCGGCCCGAACACGATCTGTCCGTTCCCCGACTTGGCGTTGGACAGCGCCCCGGCCACGATGTACGGCCGCGGTGGGAAGTACACCTGAGCGTAGGTGTGCGTGGCCAGGTAGGTTTCGGCGGCATCCGTAGCGTCCTGGATCGCCGCGGTGTCGTCCGTACCCCACACCACCTGCGCGCCCGTCAGGTCGCCGCCGGACGCGTTCGCATCCGTCAGCGTCACCTGCGTGGCGCTCTCCCGGGATGCAATGGTCGTCACGAGCGAGGTCACCCCGGTCGCTGCGGCGCCCTTGACGCAGACGGCCTTGCCGACGTCCCCGGCGGTGAACGCGGCCGTAGCGGACGTCAGGACGGCTGAGCCGGTGGACATGGCCCCGTCGGCCACCACCTGCCCATCCCCGACGGCCCCGTAGGCGGTGACGTCGAACACCCACGGCCGGGAGCC